GGGGTTACAGAAAGACATGATGCTGCAAGAACTCGTCTGACTTGATTGTCGCTCATAGATGCGCCAGAAAGTCCTTTGTATGCATTAATACTAGCTAAAAGTTTTGATGGTAGTAAATCAAACCAAATAAAATGATAACCAGTTACGTAAGGATCCGCAACACCAATTGTTGTTCCTCCAAATTTTCTACTAAATATATTATCAGCCGTAGCCGAAAAAGATGTTTTTGCGCCAGCCATTTAAATTTCCTCCTTGCTATCCTCTACGATAACTTATATTTAATACGCTTTTTGATAACATTCATAACGACATTCCAATCGCCGTTTGGGATGTGTATCGCTTTATCATCAATATAAAAATCTGCTGCGAGTTTATCTGCTGTAATTCTATCATAATAAATATGGTTTTTATCTAACCAATCTGCTACTTGATTAATTTGATCTTTATAATCACCGCCAAGTTCTTTAGCATTTCCCTTGGAAGCTCTGCTTGTAAATATAACTATCTCATAACCATTCTTTCTCAAGTAATCAATAACTTCTCTTGCTCCTACAAAAGGCGAGTCATAGATAGTTCCATCCTTAAACCCTTTAGAGTATTTATGAATAGTGCCATCCAGGTCGATCATAGCTCTTCGCTTTATCGGACCTTCAACCTTCTGTTCTGGATAAACAGTTCTAAGTATTTGTTTTCTTTTTTTCTTTTGTGGTGTAGGAAACGAATCAACTGCAAAATCTTCCTTTCCACTATAGAATTGTCTTTTGCTAAATAATGTCATATTAAACCCAGCATAATTTTATATTTTGTTCTAGATTTTCATCACAATTAAAACTTTCCTAAACTATATATATTAATATTTGAAAGGAGCAATCATGTTCTTAAATCCATGTAGAAAATGTGTAGTGTTATCATACTGTACACAAGACTGTGATCTTATAAGAAAGTGGCACAACATAAAAAGAATTCTTTTTATTACTTTTAAACTAACTATAGATTGTTGTGTAGTATCTGCATTATTTATTCTTGCGCTTCTGTTTTTATAAGATTCATGGGGGAAATGCCAAAATAAGAAAGGAGAAGTTTATGTCTAAAAGCGGTGGAGGTTTTGGTATCGGAACTATTATTTTTCTTATTGTTCTCTATCATGTTATATTTGACAACGATGATGAAAAAGAAGTTAAAATCGTTGATCAGGTCAAAGATGTGATAATTGAAACTAAGGAGTTTATAGTTGAGACAGCAGAAAGCGAACAGGTTCAAAATCTCATCGAAACAGCCAAAGAAAAACTGACTAAGGATAAGGACGAGGAAGAAATAGAGGTAGCTGAAACAATAGAAGAAGAGAAATCAAATGCTTCAGCTCCGGAGATTATTTCTCCTGAACCAGAAGAACAACAACCAAAAACAGATGAATTTGAAAAACTCTAATTGAAAGGAGAGATACATGCTGAAGAAAATGTTATGTAAAGGGGTATCGGTAATTCGGAGAATGAACCAATGGTGGGACAAAGATGAAGAGAAGGCAATCGCTTCAGTTGTTGCCGGTCTTATAATTCTCTTCGGGATTGCGATATTAAGTAAACCCATTCTGTTCATCATTGCCCTATTTTTCATCGCGAATCGGGTCCTCCACAGATGCAATGTATGGACGCTTTTGGAAGATGATCTTTGTGGAGTTGGTGAAACGGTGACAAGTCCTTTACCTTCGAATAGTCATCGAGATGTTGTTTCCATCCTGGATGAAGACATCGCTGATTTTGAAGTAGAAGAAGTGGATGTAAAAGAAGTGGATGATGAAAAAGAAAAGCCAAACGACTAAACGCTTCAGGAATGAAGACTACGAAATCTTCTTTGATACTTCGACCGGTTTTGAAATAATGAGGGGAGTTAACGGAAAACCAGACCCTTTTAAACTTGAGCTCCCCTCATTAATCGACATTGGAATAATGGGTCATTGTGATAATAAATGTGCCTTTTGTTATCAAGGTCATGATGAACAACCGAACATGAAGATCGAAGATTACAAAACTATTATAGATCAAGTCAAACATCATACAAATCAAGTTGCTCTTGGCGGTCGTGGGGATCCAAATTTGCATGAAAACTTCAAAGAGATTGTTGAATATGCAAGAAATAATAATGTGGTTCCCAACTATACCACAAGTGGTTTTCGTTTAACGGATGAGCAAATTGAGATATCAAAGATGTGTGGTGCAGTTGCTGTTAGCGACTATAAAATGATAGAAACCTACTCCTCTATAAAAAGGTTGATGGACTCTGGTATCAAGACAAACATTCATCTCATTTTTTCAAATGGGAATTTTAATGATTGCATCAAAATATTACACGGCAGTGATCCTTGGGATCCAAAGTTCAAACATCATAATTCTGTCGTTGATATTGATAGATTAAATGCAGTCATATTCTTATTGTTTAAACCAGCAGGAGCAGGAGTAAACACTTCAGGGATGAGACCAAGCCTTTATCAGCTCGATGTTTTTTCTAATCTTATCTTTGAATCAAAAGCTAACTTCAAGGTTGCAATAGATTCCTGCCTTGTTAATCATGTTCTTCAAAGAGTTGAACCCAACAAATTACAGTCTTTATCAATTGACACTTGTGAGGGAGCCAGAATGTCTGGTTATATAACTCCTGATATGAAGATGAAACCATGTAGTTTTGCAGAGAAGTCTTGGGAAATTAGTATAACTAACAAACAAGACATATCATATATTTGGAATCAATCTACGAAATTCAAATCCTTCAGATCGAAACTTGAAAAGGAACGAACCAGTTGCCCGATAGGATTATAATTATGAAAGATATAGTTACCCGACTACTTAATTCGTTTTATAAAGGAAGTAAATTACAACCACCGCCACCAACTGAAAAAAGAGTTGGAAATATGAACGACGACGATCCAGAAGATCATCGAAGCTTGAACACTACAGTTGATGAATATTTCATGGTTGAGGTTGTAGCTGTTCCGCCAAATTTTGAAATTACAAATCACCTCAAAATGAGAGAGGCTGCTGGAATATTTGATCATGAAAAAGTAAACTTAAGACAACTGATTACAATCTCGATGGCAGTCAAAGCAACACCTATATTCTCAGCTCTCAACAATCCTCTTTTAGATCCTTACTCTTGTATGTATTTTCTTCATATAATGGCACAGTTAGGACTGATCATAAAATCTGCTGATAATCCTATAAAAAGAAATAGAGAGGAGTATGAAGTTTTTCTTAAAAGATGGGAAGAGGGAAGACACATATATGTAAGAGGGCAGGACGTTTTGCGAATGAATTTTATAGTAATTAATCTCGTTCCTCTTTATCAGCAAAATGTAATGGATGAAGCGGTAGATGCAGTTAACTCAGTTTTAGATCATACTGAAAATGTAAAAAGAATAAAGGAGAGCTTATGATACCACGAATACAAAGAATCTTATTAATTACAGCGTTTATTCTCATTCCGGCAATTTCATTCGGTGGAACCAAAGCAGTAAGGATCAATGAATTTATGGCTATAGATTCCATCGGTCCAAGAAACTACCACATTGAAACTCTGAGGATCGACGACCCCGACAATCCATTTGTTAGCATTTACATTGCTCACATAATTCAGGATTACTCAATCTCTGACCCAAGTAATGTGTCGATCGCTTGTCGGCTCACCGGTCCGATTCCTGTCGATGAAAATGGAAAACAAGAGATCAACAAAAAGACAAATAATGACATTGGTCACTTCAAAAAATCCATCGGCTCAAAAGTCATGAGAATTTCAAGGTCATACGATAAGAAAAAGAATGTTCTCATCTATAACGTCTATACAACTAAGCTGTTCGACGGTTCCATGAAACATTCGTTATCAGTTGTTCCGTTAGGGATGCCGTTGACTCCGGCCCAATGACGGAACGAAGGTGGTCCGGGTTTTTACTCCGACCTTTTCCCGGACCACCTTCCTTTTTTTTTGCTTACTTAATAAAGAAGTTCAGCTCAATTTGCTCAACAACTCTAGTTGGATCTAAAGTTACATTAACATGGAATCTCTTTGTTCTTCTTTCATAATCAGTAGCACCAACGTCAACTGAATATCCAAATAGACCACGTTTATTTTTGATCACTTCAAGAAATGCATTTAAATTACCTGCAACTTGTGACCATGTAATTTCATCATTTTGTTCAAAAATGAAGAAACGACAGAACTCTTCAAATGCTCTCTTAACAAACAGAACAAGTCTAACAATGTTCAAATCTTGAAGAGCGCTTGGTTTTGCTTGAGTTGTCAATTGTCCCCAAACAACATAACCAGGATTAAACTTCACAATCGGATTTAGTTGTTTTAGATATAGCTGATCTCTTTCACCAAGACGTGGATTATATCTTAGATCTTTAATTGTATCAATTGCAGCTCTACTAAATCCAGCAGCCGCAAACCAAATCTCTGCAACATTATCATTTCTTGGTAAAATGTAAGACATATGATAAACAGGTGAGAACCATACATCTTGTCCTGTCCATATATCAAATACTTTATTATATGATTCGTAAAGTGCTAAGAAGTAAGTATTGAATGTATTAGTATTATTTCTAGTTGAAAGCGCCGCTGCAACTGTTGCATTGTCTCCATTATCTAGAATACCCACACAGTCACGTCTTGTTTGAACTAACGTACTAATTGAAGTTTTAACGTCGCTGGGATAGCCAGCATCAAATACCATTGAGTAGTAAACATTTTCAGTGTCCAAAACATCATCATCAATAGTTCCAGCATAACCTTGAGCCAGAAGTGTTGTAGCTTCATCTGTATCTAAATCTCCAGATTCATCAAGTAATGCACCGTCACTACCTTTTCTCATAGGTACTGGTTCTGAACTTACAAATGGTTCAGCGAATGTATTATAAGATTGTTTGATTCTATACTCAATTTCAGTAGTAGGATTAAAATCTGTAGTATTTCCATTCCAGCTTTGAGCAGCTGCGCTTAGAACTCTTTCATTAAATACATTAACTGTTTCATTATCAACACCGCTTGTTGCTCCCAACCAACCCCAAATTTCAACACCTTTAGCATCTTTAGCAATAATTGCATAACTTGAGTTTCCACTTTCAAGAGCATCCCAATCACTAAAGTCTTGTTTGGTATCTGAAATAGTTGCTGCAGCATCAGTTAAAACTGCTGAAACTGTACCAATATCTTTGTCAAAAACTCTAACAGCAATTTCATAACCACCTGATAGAGCCCCAGAAGTTAATTCCATATCAGCTCTTAAAACTGCTGAATATGTTTCAAGGACATCTACAATCCAAATTGATCCTCCTCCAGTATCTTTAGCTTTTGGATCAAATGAAACTTCAAACGACTCGATGATTTCATCTTCACCATCTGATTGTTTTTCATAGATATCTAATATGTAAGTATCCCAAAGAGTTGGGTTCGCAGCTTCAGTAATTCTTACTCCTAAATTATTGTACCATTGTCCTCTTCCAATCGGAAAAAGAACACAAACTGGATAAAGTGGAGCTGTAGAAACTAATGCTGTCTTAATAGATGCTTCATCATCCAAACTATCCACAAATGTAATTGAGATTGTAGCTGTAGTATCTGTAGATGCAAGTGTTGCATCAAGTCTCATATTTGCATATAAAGCATCATCCGGAAGAACTCTAATCCAAAAGAGAGATCCAGATTCTCCTAAATAATTATATGCATTATACGGACCTTGTCCATAATTTTTTCCATAAGTTCCAATATTTGGTTCGCCGAACTCTGAAATAAAGTCGGCTCGTGAACCGATAAATCTTAATTTGTTGTCCTCTCCTTTCTCTGTTATTCCACACATAAAGCCAATGGTTGAAGGTACGGCCTGTACGAATGTAGAAAGGTCGATAATTTTGGTGTATACACCTGGTGATACATTTTGAGGCATAGCTCAAATTCCTCCTATTATATTCTCTCTATAATATTGTTTTTCTCTATAAGTTTAGCTTCCTTTCTATTAGACGTACAAAAACCACCTGAAAATTATTCGTCTATCTGAAGTCTTAATAAGTGATGGAAATGTTACTCTAGAAAATAATGTAAAGTTTTCACTTCCATCAGTTCCGAACCCTCCTGATGAGGATTCTGCTGTATATAATCCTGCCTCACTTAATTGATAACTATTTGCGTCATTAATTCCGATGGTAGTGGTTATTTTTATAACTAACCATTTATCATCATTCATTGCGTCTTGCTCAAATTCAACTGAATCAAATGGATGTTTATAACGACCTATTTCTGGATGATCAGCATCTGTAATAGTCCAAATATCTGAACTAGATGAATCGGTCGCATTAATCATAATTAATGATTCTAAATCAGTATCTGTTAGAATAGGTGGTATCGGATCAAGAGGATCCGCAGGGAGAACACCCCCGTCGCCCAGACCAAACCATGTTACAAACTCCTCTCTAGTAGATGTTACCATTGAATTTTCAAAGTTCATCATTCTCTGAGCTAGTTGTTCTCTTCCCTGATATAAAACTAGATTATGTCTTCCGACAAGTTTTCTTTCACCGTTTTTATCTTCTTCATAAATTTCAACATACCCTTCTGGTTTTCCTCTAACCCCTCCTCCTCTATTAACGGAGTCTCCCAGGCATTTATCTCCATAGAAATCTCTGATTTCAATCTCTGTAGTTTTGATCTTTTTATCGGTCATGGTTTAAGTCCCTTTTCAAATGATTGACGATACACTTTATATTTTGTTCTTATTAGGTATCACGTTTGGAACTATATATATTAATAAGTAAAAGGAGGTGATATTGATGGTATTTAAATTTGAAGTTTCAATTGATGGTAAAGATTGGCAGTCTATTCCCGAGCAAATCTTCTATGATTCTCTATACAGACACGTGACCAAAATAACTCCACTAATCAAGAACCTGCTCGAGTCCAAAGTGGCGGTATATGGGAATACACGATACCGGATATTATGCTTGAAAAAAGAAATAGAACGCAGTCCAACAAAAAATGAAAAGAAATAAAGGAAGGCACTGGGTAGTAGGAGCTATATATTTGTCCTACTATAATATATACCAGTGCCTTCCGACGGTTATATAGATATATCTACGTTTTTTTGTTCTAAATTTTACTCAAGGAATGTGCCGCAATTAGCACAATACTTTGCAGCAGAAGTTGATCTGTTACCACATGTTGGGCATTCGACTTTTCTCTTAACAGTCATTGCCTCTTGTATAGGTTTATTGGTTTCACCAGTTAAACCTTTTAAATTAATAATAATAACAGTGGAATCTTCTAGCTCACCAACGCTTGAATATCTAAATGATTGATGAACCTCTGAACCTTTAACAGTAATTCCTTCATCTGCATTAGGAACTGTTTGATCTTGAACACCCAGAGAATCCATAGTCACGTTACTTTCAGAAACACTTTGGGCATTCATCATGGAAGTAGATTGTTCTTCTGGTCCGCCTGCACCTGCAGTTGATATGTCTATCGTTGAATCACCACCTTTAGAAAGAATCCCTCTTGAAGTATTCCAATCAGGTGTGTTGTAGTAAGTCCATCGAATTGGCTCATTATGATGGTAGTGATGGTGATGAACTTCTTCAATAGTCTTTTTAATCCATGGCTCAGGTTGTGGTTTCTCATAAGCAAACTCAATTCTAATTAGTCCATCATCTACTTTGTCGCCTCGATGATCGGCAATCTGTTTTGTTTTGTTAATAAATCGAAAACGATTGCGTGCAACATTTCCACGAAGAAACCCCTGTAATTCAGTTGAACTATTTGCATCAAGAATCAACGAATGGTTATCAAGCACATCTTCACCATCAATAGATACATTTACAGAAGCTCTTTTTGAATTGAGGTTTTTGAGATAGAGAGAGTATTCACTCTCAAATGGAAGGTAGACCGCCCCATCTTTAATTCTTAGGATACGGCCGTTTACTTTTACTTCAGCAACGAATTTGTCTTGGTATGTCATTTTATTATCTCCTTTACAGGTCACAGACTAAGACCTCATTTTTGTATTTAAAGTCTGTAGGATTAACGTAGAAATGCCTATATATGTATGTTCTAACTATATATATTAATTACTAATAGAACGGAACCATTATCGTTCTCAAACAACATCGGAGGTATTATGAACCAAAGAGGTTTTACACTAATTGAGATCCTGGCGGTTGTTGCAATCATTGGGATTCTCGCTGCAATCGGAGTTCACAAATTTATGAAATTTGATGAATCAGCAGCCAGAGTTGTTCTTCGAGATGCAGTAAGCAAGATCAATGTTGTTGAAATGCAGCATTGGACTAATGTGAAGCTCTCGGAGGGTTACAAAGATGATGATCAGGTGTTTCAGCTAGTTAAACCCGATCTGATTGATCTTTGTAATTGGCAAGGGATCCTTCCAACTGGTGGAACAATCACCATAAAGGATTACAGTTTAAAGTTGGAGAGAACAACATCATCAACGAACCAGTACGCTATTTGGAAGGAGGTTACCTATGGCGGATAAAAAAAAGTTGCTCCATTATTGTGACAAGTGCGGTCACGATAATGGGCTACCGATTCAACAATTAAAAAATTCTAGGGGAACATGTCAATTATGCGATCGTGTTATTGGTCCGCTAAATGAGACCATTGAAGAGAATCATGTCCCCAATGATATTCCTGCTGAACCGATTCAAATAGGGACATTTCTAATTGAGCAGATGCATGGATTTCTTCCAGGTATGAATCCAGCCATTATTCACCCCACTCTCCCTTATAAGATCGAATCCCAGGATCTAGTCATCTATTTTCCATCAATAAAAGACGATCTAAAAGGAAGGAAAACGCTCATTATTGCTAATCCAAAGGATGGAGTTCAATTTCGAGTCATCATATCGGAAAGCAGGAAAGCGAATAACGTTGGCACAGCCGACGATAATTCATAAAGGGTTATGAGCCCGAGCTTATACTGCTCGATAAATCCTCTCTCTGCGAGTCCCATGCTTATTGAGGTGGGGGCAGAAGAGGTAAAAAGTGGGGCCATAAGTTGGGAGGTCATCTCGGCAGCCTATCCTGGAAATGATGACCCCCCCACTTTTTTTGCCTAGATATTTTTTCCGTAATAATGACCCCCCCACATAAACGAACCATCAATGATTATAATAGTATAAATATTGAAGTAACCTGTCGCAGGTAAATGCTCGAGAACACCAAATCCATTAATCCAAAAGTTTGGAGCATTCTTTTTATAATCAGGTTTGATATTACATAGACAGGGAAGTGATGTGGCAGTGTGATAACCTTTACGGTCAACTGGAGAAACCTTAGCATACATTTGAGGATTATGAACATGAGAGTAAACAACGTTCCCTTCAAATGCTTCAAGCGTCTTATTGGCATGATACTTATTCCAATAGTATCCGTGAATAACACTTAGTTTTCCAATCTTATAAATACCGTTGAATGGAATTATTTTATATCCTCTCTCTTGTAATCTAAGATTTCTATCAATCTCAATCATTTCTTCAAGTTCAGGATGCATTTCAATATACCATTGTAGTCTTTCTTCATGATTTCCAATCATAAAAGTTCTTTTAATTCCAGGTCTAGTTATATTTTCATGAACTTGTAATATATCCTTATCGAAGTTATTGAAATCTCTTATTAATCTTTGTCCTTCTTTCAAAAGAGGTTTGTTTTTATTCCATACAGATATACAATCTAAAGAGATCTGATCTCCCATATAAACAATCTCATCTGGATCATAATCAACCATGAACTCAGCAACAGAATCCATGACTTTTGAATCATAATGAGGATAATGAATATCGGGTAATAAAATAGTCTTTTGAATTTCAAATGGGTCGCCGCCTGCTGAAGTCTTAAATTTACATCTATCTCCAAATGAACCTGCATATTTGCTCACAGTTCTTTCAGAGCATCCTACAATTCTAGCTATCTCTCTGTTGTTTAAAATTGAGCTTTTTCCTAACTTTATAATCTCTTCTTTAAAAAATGATTGTCGTGATACCATATATAAATTCCTCCAACTATTTAGAATTTAAAGGATTTTATATTTTGTTCTAAAAAGAAAAGATATTATCTTGATGTAAACTCTTGGATTTAAACTAGATACTTTTAGAGAGAATCTTCTGCAAAATCTGCCTGCTCTTGAAGAAGAGCAGAATCAGAATCTTCTGTCAATAACTTATTACCATCTTCTTGTAACATATAAACAGGAACAGTTGTTTGTATCATTTCAATATTAACAAGATCGAATCCATGAGTGCAATCAAATGTTCCCTCTGAGTCAAAATCTGCAAACCCACCCGATTGATAATAATCAGTTATCTGTACCAACGTATCGCTGGATGTGCTATCAACAAAATATACTGCTGTTGCATCTGCTGTATTAACAATTGAGGTTACAATAGCTGTGCTGTCAAGATCAGCAGGAACACAATTAAGACCGTCATGAATATCATCCCGAAGTTCAATAAAGAGCTCTCTCGGAATATCTGTTACTGCACCAAGATCATGATATGAACCACAATCATAATATTCTCTAGAATAAAATTGAGGGGCCGATGTAGCATCAAAACATGATGTAGCATCTTGTCCACAACAAGGTTCACTATCACCAGTTAAAAAATCATGAATAGTATGGTCAACATCAATTGCATCAAACATATCTTCAACGATAATACTTTCAGTTAATCGACTTCTAAACTCTAACATTTCAAGTGGAATCAATCTAGCTCGATATGGTTTCCAAAAATTGATAACATCACCCATTACAGATACAAGAGAATCAAAACCACAAAGACTATAACTAAGATTAATAAATCCAAAACTTAGATTTACACGTATCCATTCACCAAGATCATTTAACAAACTACATAATCTTTCCAACCTGGGAGATACAAGCAAGTCTAGATTTGCTTTAAAGTCTGAATCAAGTACCTCTAAAACATCTCTTGCATCAGTTGTATTCTGTAAAAAGTTTCTCGGAGTAACTCTTGAAAATAGATCATAAAATTCTCTAAGTTTAACTCTTTGATCAGCTCTGCTATCAGGTCTAACCCCATTATAATAATCAAATTCATCAAGTATTGTTGAAACAACAGTACTCGTACCATCATAACATATAAAACTCTTACCTGGAGTCCCAACTGAATACTCTTGATTAAAGAGATAAATACATGAAAGATAAAGAGCAAGTAATGAAACTTGATCTCCAGTTATAGATGCAACTGCATTTTC